AATAAATTTAGGTTTCGGTCCTGGATTCTCCTCCACACCAACTAGAGGAATCTTTCGCGCAGAACGAGAAAATTTATTCTTACTATCTCGATCAAACACATATGATAGTCGATTATCACTACCATATACTCGATCTCCTGGACGTAGAAATTTATTTTTTGGATTTCCACTGTATTCTGTTGTTTTTCCATTAATAATGGCATCGGTTGAACCAAGAAAATCAATCGCTGGTGCTCCGAGTACAGGGAGGGCTTTATTAAGTAATTTACCCAATTTCTTTGTAACACGATTACTACGGCCTGGATTAACTCGGGAGATACCTCCATTCTGTGAATTAGATAATTCCATATCAAATAAAATTAAGGGATGAGAGAGTAGATGTTTTTTAAGAGGTATATGCTTACCGGAACCTCTTTCAAACCCTGTGTACTGTTGCCACAAGATTTCATCATTCTGATACATAGACTCTATTTGTTCCATGGTAATAACCACAGCACCCTCATTAAAATCAATCAGTTCTCCCCGATGGTGCAAATGCACCCATTCAATAAAATCAGAAATTATGTCACGCGTTTTGACATTTGCCCAACTGGTAGCTCGAAGCGAATAAGCTCGACCAAGTTGATAGCCCACGGAATTTGACTTCGCTCCCCACATAAGGGACGACATAACACGACCGTGGTCCGCTAAAGGCAAATAAAAATTTTTTACCATATTATCTTCCACAAAACCATGTGAAAGAAAATCCAAATCCCGAATCAACCGGAAATCCCAATATTCTGAAGTTATAACCACATCAATAGTAGCTAAAGTATCACGAATAACTAAAGGGTTAAAGCGGTGACGAACATCAGCACTTACGCTGAATGTATTATCATCACCATACATAGCAACACGTAAATGGTGCTCCATGGCTTCAAAAGTACACAAATCATCGTCGCCTTCAAAAACAATAAACCACACGTATGCAAAACATCGTATGAGATAAAAGGTATTGTCGACAACAGTATTAGTACTACCGGAGGGATTGGATGTGTTTTTCCGTAACAATAAAGCAGGTCCCAAATTATTGGGCATAATCATTAGGGAATAAATCATAAAACGATAAATATTAGTCAATCTAGCAACATTTAAAATAGTTCTCGTTCTACCAGACATTCGACTAATACGATAATCAAGTTG